ATAGTGTACTTAGGCAACATACCATTGTTAGCACTCAAATGTGGTTCGTCTTTTTCTATTATTATAGCATCACCACGCTTCCATTGCAAGACCGGATTTTCATTTATTTCAAAATAATGACCCGATTTCCAATCTTCAAGGAAGATGCTTATACGAATACAGTCTTTCGGGTCTACACCATAATCGTTTGAAATTTTGTAAAATGTGTCTACATGACTTGGTAGTGTTTGTCCAGGCATCTGTTTCATTACTGCTACAGTGCATCTATCAAAAAGTGTAGCACCAAACTGTACGTAATCATCTGTTACAGGAAAGCACTGCTCATATTTTGTATTTTCTTTTGTAAATCCAGCAAGATGATATCGTTTGTTTTGACTTTCAAATGCAGTTGCTCTACCCTGAACTGAAACGTTATCCATTGCTCTATATGGCAAACGTATATAATTTAATTCAGGTAATGTAATGTTTATTTGTTCCATGGCTGATCGTATGGTGTTCCTGTTTTGTCATCATACCAATACAAACTTCTGTGTGGTGGATGTTTGTCATCATGCTTGGCATTACTGACGTAATAGAAAAACCTAATACCCTTTCTGCTTACACCTTCGGGACAATTCATTGGTTCTGGGTAACCATGGAATGCAAAATTATTGTAGTTCCATATTACACAGTTGCCTGGTCCCACAGGAACTTTGGTATGAACTTTATCACGCTTTGTATCATAAAACTGTAACTGTCCACCCCATTCGTCTTCCCACTCTTCATTTAAATAAATTACAACACTTAACATTCTGTGTAGTCTAAGTTGGTCATTCCAGTTGAAGTCAGTGTGTACTTTCAAACTATCGCCTGCAAATGATTTCATATATCCTGCACCAATAAGATGTGGATCAGGAATTAGGTCTACTGTGTCAGTTACTTCTTGTAACCATTTAATAAATGTAGAACTATGCAATGCGTGAACTATTGCATCTTGCACAGGTGTGCGATCTACATTATTGAATTCGTACATACAAGATCCTGCTCTTGTAAAATGCTTACAGTCTTCTAATGGAATATCGTCAAGTTCTTTAGCCATTAGTGTAACTAAATCTTGAGGAATAAAGTTTTCTAATGTTAATAAACTGTAGTCAGGATGACTTCTATACTGCTTTTGCAGTTCATATGTATTAGAAAAAGACGTTGTTATATGATTAAGAAGTTGTTGTTTCATTATGGAAATATTTACTTACAAGTTTTGAAATATTTCAATAATCTGAGATGTATCAAATTTACCTACAGTAAATTTTGGTTTTTCAACTGTTGACATTTCGGCTGTTAATCCTATTGACAAATAATGATCTTGAAATTTAATTCCATCGCCTTTTACTTTTTTACTAAATCGTACCCAGGCCGCTGGGATATTATATGCGTGTGCGGCAATTATTCCATGTAAAGAACTTGATATAATTGAACGACATTGTGTGATTTCTTTTGCTACTAATTTAGGATCGTTGTTTAACACATCTATTATCTTATACCCGGGATACTTTTGTTTTGCTAATTCAAAGTCAACATAATGAGGTACTATTCCAACATCATATTCTTTTTTACTTTCTTCACAAAACAATGGTAATAGTAATCCTGGATCACCGTAGATTTTAGGACACTGTCCACCGGCTTGTATAATTTTTTCTCTGGTAAGAGGTCCTCTTACAAATTTATAGTTTGCATTCGGATTAATTTTATGCGTTGAAAACATCATTCCTGACCCCAACACTAACATATTATCTCTGGCTCGTTGAATAATAGATCCTGTAGACATTGCCTGTGCTCGGTCTATTTTTGTAGTCATAGAATGTTTTATGTTAAAATATGTTAATATTTCTGGAGTGAGCATATCACCGAAATTCGGTCTTCCATGCATCCAAAACACATTCATTTTAGTATGACTCTACTGTATAAATTTCTTTAACATTATGAAAATGTTTAATTGACGGACTAACTAACGGTTTAGCAGGATTACGTGATTGTCCAATTAGTTTTTCATTAGGATGAACAAAAATTACTACATCTACGTCGGCATAATATTCTAAACTTCTATAATCAAATAAAACAAACTTATCAAAGTTTTGTATTTCTGCTTTATTAATTTTACGAGCAGGTTGTTCGTTCCAAACAACAAGGTCGTCAATTATTGCATATTTGTTATTGTTTAAAGGTGCAAAACGTTTTCTAATAGTAGTCTTACCAGCCTTTGATTTACCAACAACTGCAATCTTATTGTATTTAGAATTAGCAATAATTTGAACTGCTTCGTCAGTTGTTAATGTATTTCTTGTACATCTAAAAAATGGTCGTGTTACAGGTGTTTGTCCAAGATATTTAATTTCTGTGAAATCTGTATAGTCAACAATATTCTTAATATACTTACTTGGTGATTGTTTTCCGTGTCCTTCAAAGTACATTACTTTATTTGTTTTGCGACAGGCTTTAGATAAAATTCCGTATCTGTTTTCTAATTCCTTAGTGTCAATAACAGCAAGAAACATTACCACATCAAAATTAGGTAGACTGGTCCATAAAAAGTTACTGTCTAAATCGTCAACAATAAAGTTAATATCTAAATTAAGTTGTTCTTTAATTTGATTTGCTTTTTTTACAGCAGTCCAATCAAACTCTACTCCTGTAACCTTTGATGCTCCCCAGGCTTTTGCTTGAAAAGACATTTGACCCATATTACATCCAAGGTCAATTACTGTTGATCCTACAAAATCATTAGGGTCATAGAATTTAATTCGATCATTAAGACTGCGTTTTCCTTTAATACCTAACTGTGGTATTTCGTGATAATCTACAAACCAATCATCTCTTTTTTGTAAGTTAGCCATTATGTTCCCTATATTTTCTTAGTGAGACTTTCTGAATTAATATTAGTTCCAATTGAGTAAAACGGATGAAGTCTTGCTATAGGTACATTTGTAGTTTTAAGTTCTAATAAGTTAGATCCAATTTGTTGATCAGCCGCTACAATCATACCATGCTCGTTTACAAAATTAATTAATATATTAGCGGCCTCTGGTTTAATAATATAACTCCATGCTCCTCTAAAATAATTACCAACAATATTTAATACTTTTTTGCCTTTTGCATGAGCATTATGATAGTCAATAATTTCAACATCTTTAGTTAAACTTTTTTCTACTTCTCTATTGTAATATTTGCTAAAAGGATCGTAATTGTCAAGTTTGCACACATGATTAAACTGACCCCAAATGTCATCCGGCAGTTCTCTAATGAAGTAGCCATCATGTTCGAGAATAACATAAGGAATGCCATCCTTGGCACATTGCTTCCATAGTGAAAGATGACTTAAGAAGCAACCTATTACTCCCTTACGTCCTTTTTTCACTTTTCCAACTCTTGTAACACCTAACTCTATACAATGTTTTGCATAATCATTGCCGTGTATAGCATCAAAATATTCAACGGGTAAATTAAATTTTTCTGCTTGTGCTACAGAGTCTTTTGCAATTCTAACTGAATGTTCGTTTTGTTTTAGGCAAATAATTTTAGTTTTAAATCGAGGCATCTTCCATTCCTGCTACACGTAATTTAGTAATGTTAGTAAGTTGCCATTGCTTTTGATCTAAGCCTTTAGTAATGCCTAACCATTTATTACGCATCAGGGCAAACTCATTGATAATTTTTTCCATATCAACTACGTCTGCTTCACCGTCGACGTATTTTTCTACATCTCGACTGCTTAATGCTCGTTGGTAATTTTCAAGATATTTTTTAAAGAACGAACTACGCAATCTACGTAATTCGATATTAAGGTATTCAAGGATTGCTTCAAGTTCTTGAAGTTGGTTGAAGCGATGCTCAACAAGACCAGGCATATTTGCCGCGGACTTCTCAATGTTGCCGTAAATACGACACTCTTTTTTCGCTTCAACCAGTTCGTCTTCATAGTATTGTAAAGCGTCTGGTATTTTGCTAATATCTTTTGATATCTGGCTATACCACATGGTTAATCCCAATCATCATCGTCAGCGGTCATCTCATCTTCAATATCAAGATAGTAATTAATTGCCGCATCAAGATAATCACAAACACCTAAAGAATCTTTCAATGCTTCATCACTTGAACCATAATCTGCAAGAAGATCAACAAATCTTTCTGCTACAGTTTCAAGATGCTTTTTGTCTACGTGTTCTTTAAAAAGATTCCATGTGTCTACAATTTGTGAACTTTCCATAAAGTTTTACTCCTCAGTGACTGCCTCGTTAACAGGTTCTTCAACTTCATCTGTAGTTACCTCTTCTACAAGATTGTTGAAATCATTCATGACTTTGTCAAGTAGATCGCCACCTGCTTCCCAGGCTTTACGATATTCTTTGATTTCTTCACCTGTACTTGAAACATACTTGAGTCTATTTCCATCTTTTTTCAAAATGTCTTTTTTCTCAAATAAGTCAACAAGACCACTGTATGGATTCATACCAGTTTCATAAGGAATTTTAACTTGCACACCTTCAAAAGGTTTTGCATATCTTGTTTTCATTACCTTACAACCTGCACGAATACCACGTACTTCTGAAATCTTATTACCGTCTTCATCTTCTTTTAGTTTCAATTTCTTCATTGCAACTACAATAGATGATGCATAGATAAAGCCTTGTCCACCTGATATCTTATCGTCTGGATCAAACATATCTTGCGATGCATATGTGTGGTTAGTACATACAAGTCCTACATTGTGTGAACCAATCATGTTAACTGTGTTTCTAACAAGTGATGTAAGTGCCTTAGGTTTTCTACCCATATCACCCTTCATATCACCTTTGTTAAACTGGTCAACATCTGTTGGTGTTAACAACATACCTAAACTATCAATTACAAATAATACTTTAGGACGTTCTTCTTCCGGCATATCTTTGTAGTCTGCCATAAACGTTGATACTGTTTTAGCAACATCATCAATCATGCTCATGTTAAGTTTTAGTAGTTTATCTTCTGATGTGTCTACGTCAAGTGCTTGTAACCATGCTTCGTCAAGTGCGTTCTCTGAGTCAATTAGAACTACAAAGATACCTTGATCTTGTGCGGCCTTTACAATGTTACCTGAACAAATATAAGACTTACCTGCACCAGATTCACCTGCAAATACAGTTACTTTACCTAATGGAACACCTTTATTAAAGTCACCACTAATAAGATAATTGAGTGCATAGTTACCTGTACTAATCCAATCAGTCGGATCATTAAATCCTGCACTCATGCCTGTGATTGACTTAGTTAAGTTTTTACGAAACTTAGAAACGTCAAATGCTTTATTAGCCATTACTTCTCCTTTAGCAAGTTGGGAGTAGACATAAGCCTACTCCCTTAAATGTTTTTGCTTATTGCTGACGTGAACGGATCATTGCAAGAATGTCTTCCGCCTTGTTGTCAGTTTTAGGTGCTTCTGCTTCTACTGCTGGTGCAGTTGGAGTTGCAGTTGCTTCTACCACTGGCTCAGCCGCTGGTGCTGGTGCAGTTGCAGGAGCACTTTGACTCGTTGCAGTTGCATTACTTGATGCCGCTACATTTGGATCACCTGTTCTTGCCGCCATTCCCGCTGGACGGAAATATTGACCAAAACGATCTGGATCATATGCTTCACCATCAACAGATGCTTGGAACATCTCTTGCATTACCTTAATTTCTACATCTGTAGGCTTTTTAGGTAAAAAGTCATTTAAGTTGAACAAGCCATGCTTTTCAATTGCTGACTTTTCTGCTTCAGTTAATGGACGCTCTCTACGTGCCCAATTCGAAGTTGAATAGTCTGCATATCCACCTTTAGAAGTTTTTACAATTCTAAAGTCTACACCTGCTGTGTAGTCTGTTGGTAGTTCTTCCATATCCGGATCAAGTAGAGCAGATTTAATTAATTGGAAAATTTGTGGACCAATAATAAAACGTCTAATTGGATTTTCTGGAAGTGAATCTTCATTAAGTCCGTTTTCAGTTACGAACCCTTGGAAAATGTATGAACGCTTCTTCCAATACTTACGACCCATATCTTCAAGAGTTGGATCTTTGAACCAACCACGTACTTCGTTAAGAATTGCACATGATTCGCCGTACATTTCCATACATGGAATTTGTACTTGTACTGGACGACTGTCTGTTTCACCTTTCACACCTGCGAAAGGAAGTTTGATCATCAAACGTTCTTTCCAAAAGAAGTCTGCACTTTGGTCACCATCAGGTAAGAAACGTACAGTAGACTGTTCGCCTTCCTTTAGATTCCAAAATGGGTAAATTGCGTTGTCGCCGCCGCTTGATTGA